TGATATGGGTGCTGATATGGGAATGGAACAAGGTGGTGAAGATATGAACGTTGATATGAATGCAGAAATGGGTGGTGAAGAAATGGACGTTGATATGAATGCAGAAATGGGTGGAGGTCAAGAAGACCAAGTCACTTTTAAAACAATCCAAAAATTGACGGGTAAGTTAACTCAAAAAATTAGAGTATTAGATAATGAAGAAGGAATGACTTCTGAAAATATCAAATATGTTATTAATATGGTTTTATCTTCTTTAGAATTGGCTAATTTATCTGAAGAAGACAAGGAAGATATCCTATCTAAATTTGAAGAAGATACTGAAAACTTAGGTGGTGATGACATGGACGGTCAAGATTTTACTGACGATACTGAAGTTGAAGATATTCAAGCGGATATGGATGTTCCAGTTGAAGGTGGTGAAGATATGACAGGAATGGAACCAGGTAACGGAGCAATCATGGACAGTATCTTTAAAGAATCTAAAGTTGATAAAGTAATTTCAAAATATTTTGAAGTCACAAAAAAAGAGATTAGAGAATCTGCAGAAAGAAAGGCTGATAAAAAAATAAGAATTAAATCTAAAGTTAATAATGTAATGAATTCAGTTGTTAAAATGACTGAAACGATTGAACAAGAATTAGCTGCTAAGAAATTCTTAGAAGAAAATTATAACTATACTTTTATTGGAAAAACAAACAAGAAAAACTTGGTGTTTGAAAATAAAGGTCAACAAAAGAAAATTTCACCAGAGGGATTAGTACTATGAGTTATTTAATCTACGTAAACGGTTTAGGACCCAATTATAAAGGGGACAATCTTTACGAGTTTATTTTCTCTGGTGAAAAAGATGTTTGGGGGGAGTCTTGGGAAAGTAAACCATGTAACGGTTATCCAACTCCACCTGATTTAAAATATATTAAGAAGGTTGGAGTTCTGAGAAATACTGATATAAAATTGGAATTGATTCAGAACTCCGATTTTTTTTGTATGATAGATGCAATGGATGATGTGGTTGCATTAGCGTGGGAGGCCGAAGATGAAAACATAAAGACAAGATTGGTCTTTAAGTTTGGAGAAACTGAAGAAGAAATAAAAAACAAACTCTATGAAAGAGATTTGATATTAGAATTTGAAAAGAAAGTAGTATATGAAAATTAGTAAAAAAGCCCTTCAACTTATTGATAAAGGAATGACAGCAAAAACTGTTTCTAAATTAACTGAATCACAAGTTGATACCTTACATAGTAAGTTATTTTTGTCTGAACAAGTTCAAGAAATGCCCGCTAAAAAAAGTTATAAAGTTGGACAAGAAGGTGGAAATTTACCTCCATCACCAAAAGGATATAACGTAAAGAAAACACCAACAGGTGATGTTGTTGCAACTCCAAATGAATCTGAATTAGGTGAAGAGGAAGAAGTAACAATGGACCCAAACAAAGATGTTGAAACTCAGGACCCACACCAAGTAGGACCATCATCTGATGATGGATTTGGTGATGAAACTGATGGAATGGGTATGTTTGAAGGCAAACAAAAACCAAATCCTTGGTCTATTTGTCATTCTCAAGTAGGACCAAAGAAATCAAGAAAATGGGAAAGATGTGTTAGAGAAGTAAAAAAACAATTGGCAGAAGGAAAAAATCCTGTATCTTTGTTTCTTGAATCACAAATTATGAATATCGTAGAAAGAAATTTACAACCAAGAATTACTAAAGGTGATTTAGTGAAACACCTTAGCGAAAGTGAAAACTTCGCAACAAAACATTTACAAGGTTGGGGAAAATCAAAGCCAGCTAAAGTGAAGTCTGAGGTAGGTGAACAATCACCAGCAACGGCACCGTCAAAACCAAAGACATCGCCAACAACAAAACCAGGAAAACCTGGTACAAAACCTCAAAGACCACCAAGTCCTTTTAAAAATCCTAACCCTGGTGAAAAAGAATCTCCGAAGGCTAAAAGAGTTTCGCCTGAACAGGCAAAAGACGAAGTCTTAGATGTTATTATGCAACTTTTACAAAAATAAGAAAATGGCTAAAAAATTAAAAGAACAGATAGATTACGGTAATAGACCCGAAAGAATGGACCCAAATTTGGAAAGAAAATTGGCAAGTCCTGATAGTTTATATGCTCAAAATCCTGCAATGAGGAAAGGAGCTGCTGATGTGCAAAGATTGGTTAGTCAAAGATTCGGTAAGGTTGCAGACAAACTTAAAGAAGTTACTGGCAATCGTAATATCAGCTCTCAACAAGTTCAAGGTATGATTTACAATGAAATGATGGGTAGACTTCAAAATGTTATGAGAATTGAAGCGTCTAATAAAGAACAACTTGAACAATTAGCTATTGACGCTTGTTTGGAAGAACAACAAGTACCTGAAGGAGTATATCAGATTGAGACTCATTTAGGGGAACAACCTGATACTTCAGATTTCAGATATCAACCAGAAGAACCTGAAGACGATGAAGAGGAAGAGAAAAAAGATAAATTAGAAATTCCATCTTTTGATGTTGAAGATTTAACTGACGAAGAAGAATTAGAATTAGAGAAACATAAAAGAAATATTATAAACGCCTTAATACAAGGAGCGGCAAAAAAGGGACACTACCTTTTCCAAAAACCTGAAGTTAAAGCTAGATTAGACGAAATAGACCCATCTCTTTATAGAGATTATTTAGGTATCATGGCAATCAATGATTTCATGTATTTTACTATGGAACAAATGATTGAGATGATGAGTCAAACAGGTCAAGGTGTTGCGGGTAAAGTATCATTAGAAGATGCTGACGATGAAGGTGAAGAAGGTGGTGAAGAGGGTGGTGAAGAAAATGGTGACCAACCTGACACCAAAATTGTTGCGGTAGGAATGATATTCCCAATTTTATGTCATGAGATTATCAAAGGATTGGAAGAAGCTAAGGGAAGACACGGACATTCACAAAATAAAAGTATTAGAGATAAAGTAAGAGGTGCTGTGGATGTATTATCTAACGAACCGATGCAATTAAGAATAGGACCTGAAATTGTAGAAAAACTTAGACACGCTCTACCAAACTCAATGTTTGATGAATCAAACAAAGGTTTAATAAACTGGTTTCATATCTTGTTATACCAAATACCGGCTCAAGAATTCTTAGAAATCATAGGAAACGCCATCTCTGAAGATTCGTCTAAAGTAAGGAAGGCAACTTCAAGATTTGAAGAAATCATGAAAGAAGCTCAAACTATGAAGAGTGAATTTGAAGATTATCAGGAAGAAGAAGGAATTGATTCTGAAGATGATGAAGATGATGGACTTGATGATTTTTTCAGTAGTATGGGGATATCAAGACCCAAATAATAATTTGTGACTAAAGAACAATTAATTATAGAAGTAACGAAGTGTATGAGGAACACACCTTATGCACTTCGTACTTATTTACAGACGTACGATAATACCGTATCAAAATACGTTCCATTAGATTTATTCCCTGACCAAATTAGTCTCATTGAAGACTATGATAACTTCAATGAAAATATTGCATTGAAATATCGTCAGGCAGGTGTATCTACTGTTACGGCAGCATGGGCATCTAAAAAGTTAGTTTTTGCGAAAAAACAAAAACCAGAAAAAGTTCTTATTATTGCCAATAAGTTAGATACATCTGTCGAGATGGCTAACAAAATTAGAAACTTTACAGAACAATGGCCATCATGGGTAGGTGTTGGATTTTCACAAGATAAAAACTCACAAAGACACTTTAAACTTACTAACGACTGCGAAGTTAAAGCGGTTGCAACATCAAAGGATGCCTTGAGAGGTTATACCCCAACTATTCTTATTTTTGATGAAGCGGCGTTCATTGAGGCTGACGGAGATTTCTGGTCAGCGTGTATGGCCTCACTATCTACGGGTGGTAAAGTTATTGTTGTATCCACACCAAATGGATACGACCCAATTTATTATGAAATTTATGACCAAGCATTAAGAAATATGAATGATTTTAAAATTTCTGAAATGTTTTGGCATCGCGACCCAAGATATACAAAAGATTTGTATATGGTTAATACGAATGATTTAGTTCACTTTCTATTGAATAGAGAAGATTATGCAAAAGATGTGGTGGTGGATTTATCAATTGAGAATCCATACGAAAGAGACCACTCAGTTACAACAGATTATATTAATAAAGGATATAAACCATGTTCGGCTTGGTTTGAGGGAATGGTTAAAAAATTAAAGTTTGATAGACGTAAAGTTGCTCAGGAGTTAGAATGTAACTTCTTGGGTTCGGGTGATAACGTGTTTGATTCTGAATTAATGCAGAACATATCCAAAAACCAATTAAGAGAACCATTAGCTAAAATGATGGGAGGTTCTTTATGGATTTTTAAAGAGCCTGAAAACGGTCACAAGTATGTTATGGGTGTAGACGTATCCAGAGGTGATTCTGAGGACTTTAGTTGTATTCAGATAATCGACTTCGATACAAGGGAACAAGTCCTTGAATATGTCGGAAAAGTCCCTCCAGACATTACTGCTGAGATTGCCTACAAGTGGGGAAGTATGTATAACGCATACTGTGTTGTGGATTTAACGGGAGGTATGGGTGTTGCGACTGCAAGAAAAATGCAAGAGATGGGTTATCAGGGTGGTATGTATGTTGATAATGTTGATACAAGTAACAAATGGAAGTACGACCCTAAGATGAACGAAAAAATACCTGGTATTAATTTTAACAATAAAAGAGTTCAGATAATTGCCTCATTGGAAGAAGCTGCGAGACACGATTTTAAAATATATTCTCATAGACTGTATAATGAAATGAACACCTTTATCTACGTTAACGGTAGACCCGACCATCAGAAAGGACATCATGACGACTGTATTATGGGTATTTCAATGGCAATCTATGTTGCGGAAAAATCTTTCCAATCGTTAACTAAAGTTGTAAATCACACTAAAGCAATGTTGAACTCATGGGCAACAACTGTAACAGAAAATAAAAATTCTTCTGAGTTCTTTAACCCTATGGTACCTCAAATGGGTAGAGATAGTCGACAACACAATTCTGGTCCCTCTAAAAAAGACTATGAGACATATGGATGGTTATTTGGTGCTAAATAACTATTTATATTATTAAAGAAACGAGTTAAAATTATACCATGAGCGAACAAAATCTGACCGTTTGGCAACGTTTATCCAAAACGTTTGGTCCAAATTCTTTGTTAAATCAAGATTACCCTACTTTCAAATTTGATAAGAAGGAGTTGTTACGTACTCCAAGTCGTGATGAATACGAGAAGGAAAAACTACAAGCACAACAAACATTTTATTTATCAGGTCAGTGGGCAAAAGTTGAGAATAACATGTATTCTCAAGCAATGTATTATGAGCCAACAAGACTTTCAGCTCAGTATGATTATGAATCAATGGAGTATACTCCTGAGATTTCAGCGGCATTAGACATATATTCAGAAGAATCTACAACAACAAATGAAGATGGTTTTATTTTACAAATTTATTCGGAATCAAAACGTATCAAATCTGTATTGGCGGATTTGTTCAACAACTCATTGGATATCAATACTAACTTACCAATGTGGACAAGAAACACTTGTAAGTACGGTGATAACTTTGTATATCTAAAACTCGACCCTGAAAAAGGGATTGTTGGATGTCAACAATTACCAACAATTGAAATTGAAAGACATGAGGCAGGTGCTGGCGCTAAAATTACCGTTAATGTTGAAAAACCTGAAAAACCAAAAGCCTTAGAATTTACTTGGAAGAATAAAAACATGACGTTCCAATCATGGGAGATTGCTCACTTTAGATTGTTAGGTGATGATAGAAAACTTCCTTATGGTACTTCTATGTTGGAAAAAGCAAGAAGAATTTGGAAACAACTTTTACTTTCTGAAGATGCGATGTTGATTTATCGTACATCAAGAGCACCTGAAAGAAGAATGTTTAAAGTGTTTGTTGGAAACATGAATGATGACGATGTTGAAGCATATGTACAACGTGTTGCCAATAAGTTCAAGAGAGAACAAATTGTTGATAGTAAAACAGGTAACGTAGATATGAGATTCAACCAAATGGCGGTTGACCAAGATTACTTCATACCTGTGAGAGACCCAGCAGCTCCAGACCCAATTACAACTTTACCAGGTGCCACAAACTTATCTGAGATTGCCGATATTGAATATATCCAAAAGAAATTATTAACGGCTCTTCGTGTTCCTAAGGCGTTCTTAGGATTTGAAGAAGTGGTTGGTGATGGTAAAAATTTATCATTACAAGATATCAGATTTGCTCGTACGATTAATAGAATCCAAAAGAGCATGATTCAAGAATTGAATAAGATAGCGATTGTTCACTTATTCTTATTAGGTTTTGAAGACGAACTTTCAAACTTTACATTAGGATTAACAAACCCATCAACTCAAGCTGATTTGTTAAAGATTGATGTGTGGAAAGAAAAAGTTCTTCTTTATAAAGATTTGGTTGCTGACCCAGGAAATGGTATTCAAGCAACTTCATCTACTTGGGCTAAGAAACATATCTTTGGTTGGTCTGATGAAGAAATTAGATTGGATTTACAACAACAAAGAATTGAAAGAGCTGTGGGTGAAGAACTTAAAGCAACTCCGACAGTTATTACAAAAACAGGAATATTTGATAACATAGATAAGTTATATGGTTCTACCACAGGAGGAACTGCATCTGCGGCGTCAACTACTACTCCACCGCCAGCACCAGGAGGTGATTTAGGTGGGGGTGATTTAGGGGCGGCACTACCACCACCACCTGCAGGAGAAGAAACAGTACCACCACCGGCAGAGGGAGGTGAGGTAACACCAGAATCAAGAATGGATAATCTTAATATTTTAGTTGAAAATAATTTTATTGAGGGAAAACTATTTTTAGATTTAGGACAAGGACAAGATTCTTTGGGAGAAATTTCAAAAGAATTAGATAACTTATTAAATTTGTAGTATTTATACTAAAACTACCAACAATGACATTCGGGCAAGTAAAATCCATAATCGAGAACAGCTTAATTGAATCCTACAAAAATGAAGGAGAATTCAAACAATCATTAAGAGAATTCAAACATAATGTTTTGAGTAATAAAACTATGTCTAAAGTTTATTCTTTATATGACCAGTTAAGTACTCCTCAGGGATTATCCGAATCAGATGCCAAAGATTATTTAGAAGAAGGTGTTAATCTTATTCAAAAATTATTGGGTGGAATCAAACTTCCTAAAACAATTTCTGAATCAGTTAATGAATATGCGGATATAGATACTTTAGTTTATTTAAATAAAGTTACTTTATCTGAGAGAGTTTCTGCGAAGAAGAATATTGTTAAAGTTTTAACTTCTGAGAAAAAAACCGTTAGAGAGTCCATTAATATTCCAATCAAATCGATGGTTAATATTGCGAATCAAACGTTGAGAAATTATATTGAAAATTTAAGTGAGAATGAAAAAAAAGAATTTTTTCAAATCATTTCTGAAGATACAAAAACGTTAGAAACTAAATTTGAAACACTTAGAGAAAGTACTATTTCTAAATTAAATACTATTTTGGAAAATGAACAAGAATTTGAAGTAAAAACAAAAATATCTGAAACAATAGAAAGAATTAAAAACGAAAAGTTTGACCAACTTAATTTTTTAAAGTTGAAAAACTTAGAAAACTCAATTTAATTTTTTTCTTTGAATATATTTCGCTTTTAAAATCTCGGTTCTCTTACGAACCGATTTTTTTTTGTACTCCTTTCTATCAAATAAAATTTGATTTTGCTTAGTCTTGATGACTTTAGATTTCAATGTCTTGAGAGATTTTTCAATGTTCTCTCCATTTTTAATTTCAACTATTAACATACTATAAAATATCTACTTTTTTCCAAAAATTTTGACTATCGGATTAATATCTCTTATTTTTATAATAAATAAACCGAATAATATGAAAATTAATGAAAAAAGGCAAAAGTGTAAAGTTGAATCTTTATAATCCTATCAAATCAAGCTACGGGACCGTAGATTCAAAAAACTTAAAATCTGTCTACATAAACATACAATCATGGGTAACACCAAAATTTGAACACGACAATTGGAATAGAGTTGTTTGTAATTTGAGTAGAGAAATAAAACACTCCGTTTATAATTCAATTACTACAGATATTTTTCAAGAAAAAAGTATTGTTGATTTAGATTTACGTACAAGTGGAATATCACACGGAAAAAAATCATTCTTCAATTTAGAAGTTAATCTTTACACAAACATAGAATTAGATTTCAAATCATATGAAATAAAAGAATCTATTAAAAAAATTATTAAAAACATTTTTAAAAATAATATTATTGAAAACAAATATTTTGACTTTTCAATCTCAAAAAAAGAAACAAATCAATAAACTATCTATTATTGGATATTTATTTTAAAAACCTTGATGAAAAATCTTAGAATATTAGAAGCGAGTGAGCTTGGACATGGCATCTTAGTAGAAATGGATGCTGGTTACGTTTCCCCAAAAGACGAACATAATGCGAATATCTTAAAAGAAGCCTCCAATTTGGATTACAAAAATCCATTCGAATTTTATGCGGTTCTTCAGAAATATGACACACCAAATAGAAATGGTAGATTTTACCCCGAAAGAATTCTTAAAAGAGAAGCCGATAACTATAAGAAAACAATTGCAAAAGGTTTATCAACATCAGAGTTGAATCACCCTGAATCTTCTCTTATCGATTTAGATAGAGTTTCTCATATTATAACTGATATTTGGTGGGATAAGAATATCCTAATGGGTAAATTAAAATTATTAACATCTCCAGGATTTCATGAAAGAGGAATAGTTTCAACAAAAGGAGATATTGCGGCTAACCTAATGAGACAAGGTGTTACTATGGGAGTTTCTTCAAGAGGGGTTGGCTCACTAAAAAAAGTTGGAGAAAGAAATGAAGTTCAAGACGATTTTGAATTAATTTGTTTCGACTTAGTTTCATCACCATCTACACCAGGGGCTTATTTATTTTCAAATCCTGAGGATAGAAACAATTACGAAGAAAATTTAGACGAAGAAAGAAATCGTAAAGATTCAAATCAGTTTGCTGAAAAATCAGTTGACTTAATGAGAAAATTAAACGATTTTTTAGGAAAATAATTAAACATGGACGAAAAGTATTTTGTAGCAAAAATTCAGTACGATTTACCTGATGAGAACTCAGGAAAGATTAAAAAAATCAGAGAAGAAAAACTTGTTAAAGGTTTTTCTGTAACAGATGTTGAGGCGAAAGTTACAACAAAGTACGAAGGATTCACACACGATTGGAGAATAACTTCGGTATCTGAAAGTAAAATCGATGAAGTAATTGAAAAGTAATTTAATAAAAAGTGGTCAATCGACCACTTTTTTTATTTGGTGGATATTTATCAAATAAAATTATATGAACTTTCAAGTAACATTTTCCGCAGGAACAGGACCTGTTAATTCAAATTTAAAAATTATTAACGCTTCATCGTGGTCAAACTGTTTGGCTTATTGCGAAGGAACAGGTGCAGACATTAGTCAAATATGGTATTTGGGTAATATGGAAGTCATTGTTAATGATGAAACATCAACAAATTGTTTTCAAGTTGTGTTAAAATCTACCACAACACAATTACAAAATACTTATATGGTTTTTGACACAAGTTATAATACCTTACAAACTTGGATTGAGTCTCAAACAAATAAATCTGTTGTGGCTATTAACTTACAACAAAAAACTTACGTAGTAGTTTAATAAAAACTACTTTTTTTAATTTTGATACTATTTATTAGTTAAATTAAATAATTTTTCATGCAAGAAAATAAATCATTAGTACAAGAGGCGCTTATTCAAATGAGAAATGTTGAAGAAGCAATTGCCGAAAATGCAAAAGGAATACTTCATTCTACAATGAAAGAAGAAATCAATCAGTTAGTAAAAGAATCTCTTTCTGAACAAGATGAGATTGATTTAGATACAGACATAGAAGCAGACGTTGACACAGATGATGTGGATATGGATGTTGATATGGATGTTGATGACGACACAGAAGATATGGATATGGATGTTGATACAGACATGGACATGGACTCTGAGGACGAAAGTCCTATAGATTTGACTGACGCATCTGACGAAGAAATTCTGAAAGTGTTCAAAGCTATGGGTGAAGAAGACGGAATCATCGTTAAAAAAGATGGTGAAGACATTCACTTAACAGACAATGATGCTGACACAGAATACTTAGTAAAGCTTGGTGAGTCTGAAGAAGATGAAATAAACATGAATGAAACAGACGAAATTATGAACCAAACAGAAACAGACGAGTCAGTACAAGATGTAATTGACGCTATTTTCTCTAAAGACGGAGACACATCAGAAGTAGACATCGAAGATGTTGAATCAGATGATGAAATGATGGAATCAGATGATGATGAAGTTGTTTACGAAATTCATTTAGACGATGAAGATGAAGACGAAATGATGGAATCAGATGATGAAGACGAAATGATGGAATCCGATGATGAAGACGAAATGATGGAATCAGATGATGAAGACGAAATGATGGAATCAGATGATGACGACGAGGAATTAGATGAACAAAATTGGGAAGAATCTATTGACGAAACTTACAACCACAAAAGAGCAGTTAGAGAAGGTAAATCAACAGTTAAACCTAAAGGTGTTGGAATTGGCTCAGGACCTAAATTCACTTACAAAGATAAAGCAGCAGGTGGATTTAAGGAGGACAAAAAAGAAGGTCCTAAATCAGTAGGTACTGGTAAAGCAAAATTCGAATACAAGAAAGGAGCTAACATGGAAGGAAAATCTAAAGTTGTTAAAGCTGAAACGAAAGAAGGTTATGGTTCCAAAAAACATGAATTCAAACGTAAAAAAGTTGATGGCGTAGAAAAGAAAGCTGGCACGAAAGATGGTCACTATAAAGACTACGAAAAAACAGAAACTAAAGAAGCTGCAAGAACTTACGGTAACGGTTCAAAAGAAGGTAGAGGTTTAAGAAAAGGAATAACTAACAACAGAAATTACGTTTATAGTAATAATGGTGTTAAAGTAGAATCTACACAAGCAGAAGTTAGTATGTTGAGAGAAAAGAACGAAGAATATAGAAAAGCATTAAATGTTTTCAGAGAAAAATTAAATGAAGTTGCGATATTCAATTCGAACTTAGCTTACGCTACAAGATTGTTCACAGAACACTCAACAACTAAAAAAGAAAAAATAAATATCCTTAGAAGATTTGACGGAGTTGAAACTTTAAAAGAATCAAAAAATCTTTACAAGTCTATCAAAGATGAATTATCTACAGGGGATACACAACCAATTACCGAATCAGTAGGTTCTAAATTAAACAAACAAGTATCTACAGGTTCATCAGTTAACTTAATTGAATCTAAAACATATGAAAATCCTCAGTTCTTAAGAATGAAAGATTTAATGACTAAATTAGGTTAATAAAAATAAATAAAACAAAACAAATATTTTAAAATGGGAGCATTATTAGAATCAGGTCTTGTTGGTAACATCGGTCTTAAGCACCTTAAAGTTATCAAAGAAGATACAATCAACAAATGGGACAAATTAGGCTTTTTAGAAGGTCTTAAAGGTCACATGAGAGAAAACGTAGCTCAACTTTATGAAAACCAAGCATCATTTTTAATTAATGAAGCATCATCTACATCTGATACAGGTGCATTTGAAACAGTAGTTTTCCCTATCGTTAGAAGAGTATTCTCTAAATTATTAGCAAACGACATCGTTTCAGTACAAGCAATGAACTTACCAATTGGTAAATTATTTTACTTCGTACCTAACATTCAAAATTATGAAGTAGGTGGTGGTCAAGATGATAACACTGGTATTCATTACGCACCTTATGGTTCACCAAACGCTGATGTTGCACAAACACCAAACAGTGGTTATAACTACAACAATGGTAGAGATTTGTATGACAGATTCTACGAAGGTAACGAACCAGCATTAGACCCTCCAGGTTTATTTGATTATTCTAAAGGTCAGTTCTCAGCTATCACAGGTACTGCAGTAACTGCTCAATGGAATAATTCAACATTAAACCTTGAACCAGCGGCTTACGCTTTAACTGATTACAGAAAAGTATTACTTATTATGTCAGGTTTTGCATCTGACGGAGCTGGTAAGTTAATCGGTCCTGATGGTCAACCAATGGATAATGAAGCTTTCTTATCAGATTTAACAATCTACGGGGCACCAGCAAACACAACTACTACAGGTGGTGGTCCTTACTTATTCAGAGTTGTAACTCAAAGATATGGTAAAGGTATTGTTCAATACGGTAACAACAATGCAACTTCAATTTTCCCTACAGATAAAACAGATGGTGGTCAATATGACAACTTATGTGATGCTGCTGGTCAAATCTATTTAGAAGTTGACTTACAAGTTCCTGTATGTATTACTTGTGGAGGTTCTATGGACGGTTACACAGGTTCAACATTCTCTTCTTCAACTGCGAACAACAACGCATTCATCCCAACTTATAGAATCTATAAGAACTTGGAATTTGAAGATAGAATCGGTGAGGTTTCATTTGACTTAATGTCAGTAACAGTTTCTGTAACTGAAAGAAAATTAAGAGCACAATGGTCTCCTGAAATGGCTCAAGACGTTGCGGCATTCCACAACATCGACGCTGAAGCTGAATTAACAGCATTATTATCTGAGCAAGTTGCTGCAGAAATCGATAGAGAAATCTTAAGAGATTTGAGAAAAGGCGCGGCTTGGAACTTACGTTGGGATTACAACGGATGGAAGAGACTTGGTGGTTCGGCACAACCTTACACACAAAAAGACTGGAACCAAACGTTAATCACAGCAATCAACCAAATTTCTGCACAAATCCATAAGTCTACCTTAAGAGGTGGTGCTAACTGGATAGTTGTTTCTTCTGAAATCAGTGCTATCTTTGATGACTTGGAGTATTTCCACGTTTCAAATGCAGCTCCTGAGCAAGACCAATACAACATGGGTATTGAAAGAGTTGGTACATTAGCTGGTAGATACCAAGTTTACAGAGACCCTTACTTCCCACCAAACCAAGTGTTAATGGGTCACAAAGGTACTTCTTTGTTAGATACAGGTTACATCTACGCACCATACGTTCCGTTACAACTTACACCTACAATGTACAATCCGTTCAACTTCACACCAATCAAAGGTATCATGACTAGATACGCTAAGAAGATGGTGAACAACAGATTCTACGGTAGAATTACAGTTGATGGCGTAAGAACATTCGACTTAAAAGAATTGAGATAATCTATTCTTTAAAAATACAAAAAAGGTCCTCACAAGGGACCTTTTTTTATGCTCGTTATATTTATTACTATGATTAAGCAAAATTGGAATATTTCAACGGAAGAAGCTAAAAGAATATTAATGATGCATGAAAGTGCAACAAAAAATCAATATTTGATTAATGAACAAAAAATTGTTGTTAATAAATTAGAGCCAAAAAAATTCACGTTACCGAATAATACTTTTCCAAGTGGGAAGTATAAAGAATTTAATAGAGCTGATGTAGATAAAGTGGTTCAACAATTGTTGGACTATGTGAAAAATTTTCCAAAGAACCAACAGATAAAATTAGAAATAGAGTCTTCAGAATCAAAAGTTCCGAATAAAGGGGTTGGTTTAGAGCCAGGAAAGTTATCTGAACTGAGAGGTGAAGAAATGAAAAATTATCTAAAATCCAAATTACCCACAAATATTACTCTTGAGATGAAAAATTTAGGAGCACAAGGTCCTCAATGGAAACGTCCTTCAAATGCAACACCCGAACAAATTAGACAATTAGCAAACGACCCAAGTTATACTCAATACCAATACGTTAGTTTTAATATAGTTGGTAGTGGAGAAAATGAAAAAGAAATTTGTGAATTAGGTTTTAGTGTTCTTGTTGATTATAGAAAAGAATGGTGTATACCAGATGTTGATGAAAGTAAATGTCATAAGTGTAATGAAGCGGTGTTCAACATGTTTGCTAACGGAATACTTTTAACAAATGAAAAAGGTGACCCACAAATTAATTTAAATAACGATTTTGGACGAGAAAAGAGTGGACCATCTGTAAGTTTTAAACTTGTTGTAAGTGCTCAACAAAAACAACAAATATTAGCAGTAAATCCTGAAGAAATCATTATAACATATAATTGTGCGTTGAGGGATTGTCATAGTGACCCAGCACATATTACCATAGTTAGTGATAATGGTCAAGTTTTATTACGACCAACATTTATTACTACGGGAGGTCAAAGAATGTCAAATGCTAACCCACCAGTAACATTATTAAAATTAAATAAATGTGGTGAAGTTATAACTACAGCGGGAGCTGATAATCCTAAGGTAGAAGAACCAAAACCAAGAGTTCAACCGTTTAAATTGAAATTGGATGCTAATTCAAATTATTCAATTGATACTTTATATGAGTTGTACAAATTTGTTGGGGAAGATGGAATTATCCGAATCCCGAATGACCAACTCGAGTTGTTTAGAACGTACAAAGCATACAATAATCAACCTTGGACAGATTTTGCAAATCTACACAACGTCGGAAAGTCTCGACAAAAAGAATTGGAGAAGTATAAGGAGAGTAAGGGTAATCAATAAAGTACTAACAAATTTATTATAGAATTGTTTTTATCACGTTTAACGATTAAAACTAATTTTTCAGAACCTAAGTTTGTTTCTCCTTTTTGAGGTCTAATGTTCAATCTTTGTTTTTTAGAATCGATGGACACTACTTGACAATTAAAATGTGTTGGGTTCTTTCTTATTAAATTACAAATATCTTCAGACGCCCAATTAAGAACTTCTTTTTCTTTACCAATTGCTGTAATGCATTCAACGTACATCCAAAGTTCTTCGGATGTCATCATAGTGATTTTCGATTTGTCATCCTGACCAAGAACATATTTTACGTTTTGTCCATATGATTTCATGGACATTAGCAAAACGAATAAGTATATCAAAAATTTTCCCATTTTTATCTTTTTTACAAAAGTAGTAAAATAATTGTTTTCAACAAAATATTTTTTTGTATAATTATTTTTAGATTTTAGTTTATCAGTCCCCAGTCATAACAAGCTGTAGAATATTCACGGATATAAAGGTATTGGTAACGTAGTCATAAGCTAATATAAAATTAAAAAACATGAATTACGCAACACAAGTGGGCAAACCGACTGCGCACATCACAAAGAAAAAGTCACGTTTAAAAGTCTATAATGGACACGTTGTCTTCCTTAACGATAAAGACAACTTTGAATTCGAAATCCATAATCCAAAACAAAAATCAGTTCTCTGTAAAATCAAATTGAATGGTGAATACATTTCCACAAGTGGTGTTGTATTAAGACCAGGTCAGAGAGTGTTTTTAGAACGTTTCCTTGACTCCAATAACAAGTTTGAGTTCAGTACCTACAAAGTAAGAGACACGTCTGAAAATAGGTCTGCAATTGATTTAAATGGGGATATCTTAATTGAGTTCTACGATGAACAAGAAATTAGTAACAATTTTCTTATTTCTAATAGAACTAACTATGGGAGTGGTATAGTTTATGGAAGTCGTTCTAATGATTATATTCCACAATTTGGTACAACAATTAGTACCACAGGAGGAGTGGGGTATACAACAACCACATCAACCTACAATATTTCAAACACAACTTATACAAGTTCAGTTACTATGGATTCACTTGGTGATATTGAAACAGGTAGAGTTGAAAAAGGCGAACAATCTAATCAGAACTTTACCAATTCGTATGAACAATTTTATTATCACACATCTCACACAATTAAATTTAAGATTCAACCTACAAGTACAAAAAATGTAAGTGTGGATGAAATCAGACAATATTGTACTGAGTGTGGAACCAAGATGAAAAAGAACTATAAGTTCTGTCCATCTTGTGGAAACAAATTATAAATGAAAAAGGACCCCGTGAGGTCCTTTTTTTATTACTTTAAGCTCTTTGTTAGTATTCTTATCGACTTAGATAATATCTCCGATTCTTGAAGAGAATAGACCCCTCTGGCGTAAGCCATTTCTAAAGCCTTAGTTAAGACATAAAAAGATTGGGGGGTATCCAAAGATTCGATGAATTTTTCAACGTCTTCAGGACTTTGATATTTGATTGCGTCAAAAAGAAATTCTCCTTGTTCCATATTCATAATAACAGATATTTATACTAAGATAATCATGATTACTAAAAAACAAATAAAAGAAGCCACAGGGTCAGGTTCGTCGGGAAATTTTAAAATCCCTATTGTCTTAGCTCCTGAAATATGGACTGATGACCAACTCGGTCCATATACGAAACCTGTTTATCAATATACAAATGCTGAATTAGCATACGAAGAAGCTGATGGTGATTTCAAAGGAACTCCTGCAGAAAGAGATAAGATTGAAAAAAGAACTAAAAAATTGTCTAAATTAGACCAATACCTAAAACAGTTTTATACAGGACAAAACGATGAGGATGGTAGTAATCTTGCCGATGTTGAAAGTCCTGAAAAAATAATACAGCAAGCAGTTGGCCCTCTTAAAGAAGATTTGGCTGTATGGTTCGGAACTAAAAAGAAACCAAAAGGTAGTAAACAACCTGCAGGACCTTGGGTTAATATATGTAGAAAAGTAGATGGTAAACATCCACCTTGTGGAAGACCTGAAGCAAGTGATAAGGCTTATCCAAAATGTAGAGCGGCTGGTGTTGCGTCAAAAATGTCTGACTCACAAAAAAAATCTGCTTGTCAACAAAAAAGAAAGGCTGAGAAAACACATTCAAAATCAGGTACAGGTAACAAACCTAAAATGACTCATTATAAACCAAGAAATGAAGAGTTATCAACAATCATTAGAAGAGTTTTAAGAGAGTCCTTCTAAGATTTTATTTAATGAGTGTTTTATATTATTTGTGATTTTTTCCTCTAATTCACTTTTTTTCTTTTCAGATACTTCGTCAAATTTTTTTAAAACTTTCCCGTAACAATCGTTATCTTCCATGTATATGCTATAACTGTATATGTGATTTATAATATGAACAACTCTATTCTCAATAGTTATTGCCATACCTTTTTTATCATTAACAATAAATCTTTTATTGGATACTGGAGTATAGGTGAGTTCGGTATCTTCATATTCTAATACCTTCAATACAATTTGGGTGCACGTTTGAACTTCCTCAGCCACAGGAGGTTTTGGGTCAAACTTATTTTTTAGATATAAAAATATTCTAAATAATATTCCTGAATTTTCATTTGTGTTCATATCAATATTTGAATAACAAATTTAAGAAATTTTTCCAAGTTTCCAAATCATTTTCATTTCTCCCTATGTTTGCTGAATAACAAGTCAAAACTACGTTATCTCTCGTGTAACCTTTATTTCTATCTAACCTATCTAACGAAGGTTGTTGAGGATGTTTGATATAATTTGAGGGTACTAAAGGTATCTTGAACCAATAACATAATCCATTTTGTTTTTCAAACATTTCATTGATATCATTAACAGTTAAACTATGTTCTTTACCACGTTTAGAATCATTTATTAATGTGTTTTGCCATAATCTAACTCTTCTTTCTTTTTGTTTAACTCCTTCAGTTTTTCTGAAATCTGAATTTTTTCTTTTTTCTTTTTTGTAATCTCTAGTAATTTGTAACGTACAATCTTTACATTTCGAACCTCGTTGAGATTTGTAAAAATTATCAATGCTTTTAATTTTACCGCAAAGTTTACATGTTTTGTGTGTTCCCATACATATAAATATACGGATATACATTAAAATATAAAAAAAAGGAAATTAATTTCCTTTTTAACAATATGCTCCCGAACAATGTCTTTTACCGTCTAACCCTTTTATTTTACCTTTACATACTTGAACGGCGTAGCCATTTCCATAAGCACTAGGATAAACTTTAAATTTTGCTTTAGCCGCTGCCTTACCTCTAGCACAAAGTTTTGTTCCTGTTTTTTTTCTACCTTCAGATAATGAATTTTCTTCAACATCTTCATAATCAACATAATCAGATTCTTCACTCATCTTATTTTTGAAGAAATCAAATACTTGGTCAATGTTTGTTTTGGCTTCTGAGATATGGTCATCCGCCCAATCATGACCATTTTGAATTATATCATCAAGTTTATCAGGGTCCATTTCCATCATCATTTCACACTGTCTTTTTATTTGCTCTAAATTACTGAAGAACATATAATTTACTTGTTCTTGCTCTTTCAAAACCTTTTTCACTAAAAGGTTAATGTCTTTTTCAGTTAGTCTAATTACTTTACTCATTATTTCTTATTTACGATTTGGAATGTTAATTGTTGTTTATAAGTATCTTTCTCACCACTAGTATTCACTTGAATGTCAACAAAATATTGATTTGGTATTTTATCCCTCATATCAAATATGAAATAGTATTGGTTGGGTGTTCTGTTCAAAGGAGTCCAATCTTGTACTTGAACTTCAGTTGTTCCTTCCATAACATATACTCTATAAGATGCTGAAACGTTCAAAAGAACTTGTTGTCCTGTGTATGCTTGTTTAATTGTTACACCAACTTTTCTAATGTCTGTGTTTAGAATTTGTTCATTTTGTTTAATACCAAAAAAGTTAAATCCAAAAATTTCAGGGTCTTGAGATACAGTTCCAATTTGAATACCATTAGTGTATGGTTGTAATATAAATTGGTTTTGAACGTTTGGTAAACTTTGTCCATTAATTGTTAATCCTGACCAAACATCATAAAACATACAAGGTGTTGGGTATCCTGAGAATCCATTAGGTACTATTACTTCATAAACACCTTTAGTTTTAAGACAGGTAGATAAGGTTGCCATTCCTGTTACAGCGTCACCATTTCTATCTTGAATTCTAACTACTGGGTCTGAATCCAAATTTGCGAAATCACCATTTTGATAAATGTATAAGAACAATTTATTCTCTTGGCTTTTTAAAAATTGATTTCTGTCATCGACAATTAAATCATCATAGTTTGTTAACAAATATGGTTGATAGAATGTTTGAGTATACTTCGAGAAGAATGCTACACTATAACTGTCTGTCAATCCTGTTATGTTCTCAATTTGAGGTAAGTAAGCTAATCCCCAACCAGTAACTCCTGTTATTGTTCCATTTAATATGCCGTTGATTTCCTCAGTCATATCCATGTTAATATCTTCATTACCTAACTCAAAGTGTTGTCTTGCAACAATTGTAAGTCCTGAGAAATTAACACTCCCTTCATCTCTATTGTTGTAGATACCTGGTTGAGACCAATTGTCGATTGTTGTTGTCTGATACCAGTTAGATGGTCTTGTTGAGTATGCTCTACTGTCTACGTAAGTAAGTGGTGTTGAACCACCTATGGCACTATTTTTTGCGAGGTTAAAGTCTGAGTAGTCATATCCAACACCTTCGTCCCAAAATTGTGGGTTACCTGTATCTCCTGAAGTTTTTGGTATTCTGAAAAGAATTAAATCAAATGATGTTGCTCTTCTTCTTTCGTTTGACATGAATGAATTTAATAATTCATTATCAAATGAAGACGTGTTTGTCATTTGAAGGGTGTGCGTCATTGCTGAAGTACATCCTGTTGATATAATTCCTGTTGCAATGTTTTGTTCTAATAATTCTAAATCCAAATCAAAGATGTATCTTGAGTATCCGAAGTTTGGAACTACTAAATCAGATGCACCAAAATTTAATTCTGCAACAGGGTTTCTTGCCGTGTTTACGTATGAGTTAGAAGTAATAGTATTATTCTTATCTATGTATGACCTTAAAATTGACATTTAATCTTTTATTATAAATATCAATTAAGACGAATATTACTATTTAAAACTTTTGTGTATGCATTTTGTAGTTCTGTAAGGATATCTGTGGTCGAAGTTCCGTCTTGAGTTACAGGTATTGGGGGTAATCCTGGATATGCGTGGGTGTGTGTTAATAAGAATCTTGTAATTAAATTAATCAACTCTAATAATTCCTCACCTCTAACCATACTTGATGTATTTGGAATAATATCATCTGAGAACTTATCGTTTGAAATACCGTATAAGGTGTCGTCAAAATTGATTTTCTTTTTTCCTGGTATTGCACTTTGATGTGATAACAAGAATAATTTATCAGAACCTAATGCTCCAAATGTTTGGGGTGTTGGGAAATATTTTGATTGTGGGACAACAATGGTTTTTATATCAGTTGGTATACCAACAGTATCTTTTTTATAAATTAATCCGTATCCCGATTGTTTTAATGGGGCGAACAGTTTTACTTGAGAATAGATACCTGAGACATTAATATATTCCTGACTTTTAACTTCTCTTGAAGTCGGTGAAATATAACTATAAGTTCTATTATTTGGCCTATAAAAAATAGGATATCTATCCGTTACTGAAGCCGAAAATAATTGATTACCTTCTTTGGTAATAAATTCACTATTACAAGATTTAATAAAATTATTGATATAATTAATAGTCTCTTGTTTGCTTAACCCAAAAAATTCTTGAAAGGTGACTAACGTTTTTAAGTTTTCACTAATCACTGAATCAACTGTAACATTCTGTGAGTTAGTAGATAAATCAGGTTTAAGTTGATATAAGAAAACTCCACCTGTAAATTTATCATAAGCATTCTCAGCATTGTCTATTGACCACTCAACAAGGTATCTAACTAAAAGAATTTTCTCTTCAATTTCTTTATATGTCTTTGGTTCTAATGGAATCTTAACACTTTGAAATCTTGATAACTGAAGGAAACCTCTTTGTTGGTTTGCCACAGGAACAACATTCGGTTGTAATGATTGTCCCGTAAATTTACCGGCCCTTAATAAGACTTCATTTTCTTTAACAACTAAATCCGCACTTCCCCTACCTAAAATGGCATTATCACCTGGTTCAGGGAATACTCCTTTATGAACACCTTTTTCGGTGTAAAGTCCTGTTGATTTTTCTTTTAAAGGTTTTGGGTCTTTAATTTGCATACCCGTACCCGTAAACTTGTTTCCACCTTCCTGAAATTGGAAGAAAGATGAAGTAGGAGAGTAAAAAGTATTTTGAACGTAATATTGGTTCTGATATTTGAAATCTCTATTCAAATACATTATTTGAACTAACTCATTAACTTTTGGAACTTGGTATACGAAATAAGGTAATAATGGGTTAAAGATGAAAGGGTCTCTTTCAGTCCAAGCATCTTTGGCTTCATTCCAAGGTGGGTCGTCAAAACTTCTAATAATATCTGCGTAATTATCTGTTATCAGAGTTCCTCTAATCCTACCCAACATTAATGGGTCATTCACATCTAATACTAAACACTGATAAAATAACGGTTTACTCATTATCCTCTATTTTGAAATTCTTTTAATGCGTTATTGTATAACACTTCAACATTATCTAAATGAAAAGTCATACTAATAAGATTTTTTTTAACGTCTTCAAACTCAGTTGATAAAATATCCATCATGCTAACCAATTCAACATTAGGTAAATTTTTCAAATCTTTTTGTTCGTCAACTATTTTATTATATTCTTCTTTAGTCATACTATACTTTTTTATTAAAAACTGGTAATACACCTGCCGGAGTCCATACCTCAGCATCAGATACACCGTTTTCAGCCTCTTCTTTATCTGCACCCTTTTTCGACATCTTATCGTATAAATTCATTATGTTAGGAGAACCATCTGGCAATGTACCTGTAGGGATTCCTAATTCTTGTAAAAATTTTATTGTATTTACATTAGCCCTACTTGGGTCAGTCCCTGGTAGAAATTGTGTAAACGGCATTAAAAACGATGGAATTCTTGGTCTTTTAATTGGTAACCCATTAATTAATCTTAATAATGCCAAAATGTCATCAAGTAAACTCTTACAATTTCTATAGTCTGAAATCAATTGTGCAATTGTTATTGCTAATTGAACTAACCTTAAAATCATTGCATATCTTTTTGTAATTTGATTCTTTGTGATATCTTGAATAACAATGGATAAAAGATTAATAATGTCCTTCTTCAAAATCTCAAAAAGTGCTTTAAGATAGATTGCACCAATTTCAGAAATAACATTAATGTTAAATGTTCTAAACTTATTTAAAAAATCCGCACCATTGTTGATTATGTTGTTGGTTTGATTACCAATAGTATTACCTGAACTGACTAATGTATTTGCTGACGTTATTGCTTGATTATATGTATTTTTAGCGCTTGTTTCTAAAACTGATAACATTGTGAAAATTGGTAAAAGTGTTTTTGGTGTTAAAACACCAGCAGCAACTGCCATTGGAATTTGTTTTAAAACATTTTGATTAATTGCAACATTAACATTAAAGTTTGCGGGTATGTATAAGTTCCAATCAGGATTTTGTGAAATACTGTCTATGATTCTTTCCATAGATGCAACTTGCTGTTCTGTAGTTTGTCCCGATAATTCATTTCTGAATGTACCTAATTCTTGGGCAAGATTTTCGTAATCTACAGGTAGTTTAACGTTATCACAATCTTCAAATTCCATAACACCATTTTGAACATTATTAACTCTAATTTCAATATTTCTTAAATCAGATTGAGTCGGCTTAAAAAATTCATCATCAACACCATCAAGTTCCGCGACTTTTGCAACTCCACTAACATCTATTTGTCGTCTACTATCAAAACATAACCCCAATATTCTTTGTACAATCAAAAAGAATTCAGATTCGTTTGATATGTCTTGAGGTCCTAATTTGGCATTTATGTTCATTGCACCTGAAAGTAAATTTACAATCTGATACGTAATATCTACAGAATCAACTAATTTTATAGTTGAAAAATAATCTTGTAAAAATGGACCTACTTTATTTGCAGTACCTCCTATGGTTGTACCTTCTTCACGGTCTAATAATAAAATTCTAAAATAATCTCCCGAAACACCAAACTCGTTTGTTTTAGTGTATTGCATATCAAAAAGTTCTTGACCTGAAGCTCCTTGGTAAACTTTACCATATTCTTGTTTAAACGACCTATTAACATTACCTCCGTCCATTCTTTGATAAAGTTCTTTATTCATTGGATATGGAACATTTCCGCCGAACGGTTTAAATTCTGTTGATGTTGATGGGGTAAATGCTTCATAATATGATTTACCAACTGGAGTATCTGGAGCGTTTTTTAAGTTACCAAAAAAATCTAAACTTTGAACTGGAATATAAACTCCTTGTTGAACAGGGAGTTGTGACATTGAACCTATATTAGCATATTGTGATTTACTAAATCCTTTGAATGTTTGTTGTTGGGAACATCCTAAAGCCTTTAATGCGTTTCTTGAAAAAATTTCATTAATTTCTGGTTCTATTTTAGCAGATGCTTCTAAAAATTTCTTTCTAAGATACACAAAACTGGCAGGACCTTGTCCGTTTGTTTTACCAAAAAGGTTCAAAAGTTGGTCCATTGATGTTGGAGCATCCCTTTCAAATCTTTTTTGTTTGTCTACAATACTATTAAGACTTTTTGAAATTTTTGCAGCAGCACTTGACGCAGAATCTCCAGCTTTACTTAAAATACTTTTTTCTGCTTGAGATGTCTGATTATAGTCTTTAATCGCATCTATTTGACCACCAGCTTCTTTATATCCTTGTGCTAAATCTGGAGCGGGCATCTTATTTTAATTTATAAGTTTCTTCATCTTTAGAAACATCTTTATCAATCAAATTTTGAATTAAATCATCATCCAAATCAGATAACGTAAACGATTCTGTATTTGAATTTGATTTTTCCCAAATTGTTGATTGGAGTTTAGATAGAGATAATTTTTTCTCAACACAATCATTCACAATCTTTTGTTGTTTTTCAATTACAGGACCGATACTTGTCATATCAGATGCATCCTTTAACATTGTCAACATTTTATTTTGAATCCTGATTGCGGTATTTCTTTGTTCCACTAACTCATTGTAGATTTCTTGCATAAGAGCTAAAATGGAATCTTTTGTAAAATTAATTTCTTTTCTTTGTGGTCTAGGCATATCAATAAATACTTTTTTATTAATTTTTCATCCTAGTTTGAATTACGATATAAAGTTTTTTGAATCTTTTAATTGAGCTTCGTATTTCTTTAGTACTAAGATTTGTCATTTCTCTTAAAGAAAGTAAGATGACATTTTTATTAAATTTATTATTATCCGCCCCTGAAAATATAGTTTGGTAGTTATCAAATAAGTCGACTAACGCATACCCCAATTTTTTTTCATTATCATTTAAATTTTAGGTCTCAATAAATTCTTTTAACTCTTCTAAATATTTTAAAATAATAACATCACTTTCGACAATATCTTCATCGATTCTGTAACTCATATCAGGTCTTTCTTCAATACTCGAAGAAATATCTTCGTAAGAAATTTTTCTGTTAGTTTCTTTTTGGTCTTTTATTATTTGACCCATTAAGTAGTTTTTACAAATTGTACCAAAATATGAATAAGCTTTTTTATTCTTATCTGGTTTAAATTTGTCTACTTTCGTCATTAAGAATGAATGAGTATCAACATGAATTTCATTGAAATCCATGTCCTTACGATATAACTTATAACGTCTAATTATTGATGAAATCATCTTATCAAGAGGTCCTCTTAGAAATTCGTTATAAATTTTATTTTTTTCGTGAGATGATTCAGTCAATAAGTAATTTCTTACAGCTGTTTCTTCCCTAACGTCAAAATAATTCGTATTAACCGCCTTTCTACCTCTTTTTTTTGATGAAACATCTTCTGTGGTTGCAGAGATTATTTCTGACATTATGCATTTTCTGATTGATACTTTATGACTCTGTCGTCAGTGAAGAAATATTCTTTTTTTGCGGTACCTATCCAAAATTTAACCTCATCATCAATCATTTTAACTTCACCATTTTTATAATTCCAAAAAATAGAACCTTCTCTCATATTAGTATGTTTGTATGCTAATCTAGGGATTGTCATAATTGATACTGAGTTATAAGTTAATCTTAATAGTAATTCATAAACAAATGTTAATTTGATTGATGATTTAAATCCACCAAAATCTTCAATCACTGATTTTTTAATTACAGCTCCTGCGGTTTGAAAGTTTTGATAATCTTGTAAAGTTTCATTTGTTAAGTAACCCATTTCTTGTGTGAAGTTTGCTGCAAATGTTGCTTCATTAGTGAACCCAACAAATTCTCCTTTTTCATTTGTATCAACAACCACAGGTAAAAACACTTGAACTTCAGGATATGACTTAGTGTAAATCTCAACGTTTTTAAACCAAATTGATGCATATTCGTCATCAAATTCAAATAAAGAAATCCAAGTTCCTTTAGAATTTTTAATTCCGTAGTTAACTTGTTCTGCATAATTAGGTTCCTTATCCCAAACTAATTTTGTAACATTTAATGTTCCAAAATCGTAATCGTTTAGTAAAGTTACTAAAGATTCTTCTTGGGTATGAACGATAACCAACTCTTCGACTGGAGTTTGTTGATTTTTAAGTGATGTAATTGCCTTTTCAAAATATTCATTAAAATCTCTAACCTTAGATGATTTAATTGGTAATATAACTGATACTGATAAATTTTTACTCATGTTATTCTTCTGTTTTTGATATTTGTTGTTCGAATGAATCTGCTCTCGTTGATAAGTAACCTTCAAATAAGTTAATTACTTTAGATTCAAAGTCTTGTTTATTACTATATTGTAAAGCCGTTTTTTTCATATTTTCAATTATTTCAGGTTTGATGTTATCTTCAAGCCAATTTTGCATAAAATCCGCAATAAAATCGGTCATCATGGTTACATCATCAACCCATATTCCATTATCTTCATTCATCCATTCAGGTGACAGGTCTGGTATTTTCCCTAAACACGGTACACCACACGCCATAGATTCTAATGGGAATGTACCAAACGCACTTTTATCATCAATCCAAACACTTAAGAAACATTCTTTTAATGATTTTGCAAATTCTTTTTCAGATAAACCTCTCATGTCTCTGAAAGTAAACCATCTATACTGAGGGAATTTAAGATAGAAAGTTTTGATTAAATTGATTGCATCGCTTTGTTCTTTTGTATGTACAGCAACAATCGGCATTGGTGGTAATTCTCTTGGTGTAAAATTATCTGTAATGTAAGGAGGTAAAACATCAATTGATGATTGTCTCATAACTCTCTCAATATATTCTTTTTGTATATTACTTGTTGTGATACATTTTAAAAATCCAAATTGTGCCCAATTTTGACCAGGTTGTAATGTCTCTAACATGTATGCGTATGATTGTGTTAGAACAATTTTAGCACAAGGTAACTGTTTTACTTGGTCCATAATGTACCCATAGATTTCAGGTATAACCAAAAAGTCTTCAGGACTAATCTCCAAGTTTTGATTTTCAATTGATTTATGAGGTATTTGAGTCATGTACTCTTCTCCTAACCACGATGATACTCCTGAGTATTCATTCTTTTCATGTAGAATGATTGGATTGAATCCTGCATTTTTTAAAGTCATTGCTACTTGATAAATGTATCTAATAGATGCTTTAGCATTACCTTTTGTGTCTTGGGCAAATAAATAAATTCTTGCCTTTTTATTTCTTAAAGTTTCAATAGACTGTTGAACTTTTTCTGTTGCTAAATTTCCCATATTAATAATGATTGATAAGTTTTTTATTTAATAAGCTGTTGAATGCGATTTTGAATGGAATACTTGTTTTTGACGCTCCTTTATATCCAAGTTTTTCATCCATATCGTCTTGTTCTGATAAAACAGTCTCTAACATCATTTTTACCATTTCAAATTTAATAATGTTAATTCTCATTTCAGTTGTACCACTCATTGGTTCTGCTGATAATTCATCTGTCATATCAAGATATGATTCGATTTCATCTAAATCCACATAATAATTTTCACCTAAAACATTTAACATATTTCTTCCATTTTAGTTTTGAGCTCTTTCAATGTTGAAATCGAATACTCGGTTTTTATATCTGAGTTGTAAGTAGTGTTATATTTAATTACAATTTTACCTTCAGGATGATTTAATAATAAATTAGAATTTGCAGTAAGTAAAATGTCTATTGAATCCCATAGCGAATTAATTGTACTTTCACTATAGAACTTAACTTGTTCAACCAAGCAACCAAACTTAGCCAAGAAAAATAAAGACGCTGGTTTAGATTTACCCATTTCATCTGAAACTATTAATACATCATGATTATCTCTTACATCAACATAAAAATCATTTAAGTCATTCATTCCGTTATATTCAACAGATGAAGCATGACCAAAAATCTCCATTGTATGTTCTTTGTATAAAAAATCATAAATTTCATCTTTGTTTTTAAATGCTAAATGATTACTTAATTCTAAAGAAGTTACATTTGAAATAACTTTTCTCTCAATTTCAGGGTCATCTTCAATTAATTTTAATTCCTTCCAATTTTCATTAAGATACCATTTTTCATATTCTTGTTGGATTTTTGTAAGAGTATCTCTAAGGACACCGTTAATCTCTATTCCTATTCTCATTCTTCATATCTTTTTAAAATTTGAGTAATAAGAGGGTTTCTAACCACATCACCATCACCAAACTCGTGTACACCAACACTTGGTAAATCCCTGAATTTTTTCATAGCGTCCCAAAGTCCTGTTTGTGTTTTATCTTTATGTCTATCAAATTGTTCTAAGTCCCCTGAAATAAAAAATTTGGAATTGAATCCAATTCTTGTTAATAATAATTTCATTTGACTTGGAGTTGAATTTTGAGCTTCTTCAAATATAAGAATTGAGTTGTCTATATTCATTCCCCTCATATAAGCCAATGCAAAAACTTCGATTGCTTCAATTTCTTTTAACTTTTCTCTAATCTCTTTACCAATAATTTTATTTAATAGGTAATATGATGGGAAAATATAAGGGTCTAATTTTTCTTCAACGTTACCAGGAAGTGAGCCGAGTTTTTCTTCAGCCTCAACTGCTGGTCGTACAATAATTATTTTTTCATAAGGGGTATTTGGGTCACTTAATAAATCAACAGCTCCTTTCATTGCTATGTAACTTTTACCAACACCAGCTGGACCTGAACAAATCGTAATTTGATTTAATTCCAACTTTTCATAATATTCTTTTTGACTTTCCGATAAAAATTTTTGTTTTGTTTTCTTTTTTATGATTGAACAAATTTGTTCTTTTTTTGTTTTAACGATTCTTTCTTCGTTTAAATTTGAAGGTTGAGTGGAAGACGCTCTCCTTGTTGTTTTTCCCATCCGTTTGTTTTTAATTGTTAATACTTTACGTAATCTTTGACTTCTCTAATTTCTGAGGACGTAATCAAATTTATTTCATTTTTTAATCTAAATCTTTCGTCATTAGTAAAATATACTTTTCTTGATAAAGATATAAACTCACCCTCAAATCTTTTTTGTGTTTCAATTATTCTTAAATTGTCTTCAACATCCCAAAGAGATGAATTGATTTCAACTAATTGATGATAAAGGGGTTCGATTTCAAGGTTGTCTAAATAAACTGATGATAGATTGTATAAAATTTCAAATTCTTTATTAACGAATTCTAATTTTACTTCATCTGAAATTTTAGTTTTTTTTACTTGAAGAATTGATAGTTTATCAATCAATTCTCCAATACTGACTGGAACTGATACCATATTTTTTTATTTAACTTTTATCCTTTCTGTGGACATAGGCTCTCTCTTGAATACTGTAGTTCCACCGTCAGGGCTTTCATAAATCCAAGGTGTTTCTAATTCTAAAGTGTCGACTTGAGATTTTATCCATAAAAAAGTTTTTGTAAGTCCGACTAATAAAGGTTGACTAACTTCCCAACCAACTTTTTCACGATAAAGTTTGTTATCGGAATTTCTTCCTTTAACACCAAGAGGACATTTAAATCCATACTTGTTTACGAATTCTTCACCATCAATATTTTTTATTGATAAATTTTTTCCTGATATACTAATTGCCATTTCCGCAAGTTGATTGATTGTTACCATTTCTTCGCTTCCAATATTAACTGGTTCTGTAAAATCTGATTCCATTAATCTAAGAACCGCCTCAACACATTCTTCAACATAAAGAAATGAACGAGTTTGTTGACCATTACCCCACACTTCGATGACATCCCCGTCTTTAGATTCCGCGACTTTTCTACACATTGCCGCTGGTGATTTTTCTCTACCACCTTTCCAAGTACCTTGTGGACCAAAGATGTTATGGAATCTTGCAATTCTTACATTTAATCCGTAGTTTCTGTGGTATGCCAAGAATACTCTCTCAGAGAATAACTTTTCCCATCCGTATTCTGAATCGGGGTTTGCAGGATATGCTGAACTTTCTTCACAGTTTGGATTTAATGGGTCAAGTTGATTGTGTTCAGGGTACATACAAGCTGAAGAAGAATAGAATACCTTCTTAACTTTTTTCTTAACACATTCTCTTGATACGTTTAAGTTGATTGTTGCTGAGTTGTGCATAAGATTTGCATCGTTCTCACCAGTGAAGATATAAAGAGCGCCACCCATGTCAGCCGCCAATTGATATACTTCGTCAACTCCTTCCTCAATGACCAAATCTACGACCTTAGGGTCTGTTAAATCCCCCAAAATAAATTCATCACATATTTCTTCCTGAAAAAAGTGTTCGTGTTTTTTAATATCACAAATTCTAACGTGATTACCTTCTTCTTTGAGTCTTTTTGCAAGGTGTCCTCCAATGAACCCACCTCCACCTAATATGACCACTTTCTTACCTATCAATTGATTCTTGAGCAACATTGTATTCAATATTTAATTTTTCGAAAATTTTATCGCAGCTGGTTTTATTGCAACTCCAAGATATAAGGTCAGACTCTTCAAAATATTGAGGATTGACCCACCAATCTTCAAAGAATAGATTAGGGTTTTTTGCGTGAGATACATCAGAACAAACTAGTTGATATCCTTTTGATATCAACAATTCACGTTGTGGTATTTGTTCTTTATTAATGAAGTCTTCACCAAGATAAGCGTCATGTTCTATTGTGATTATTTTAAATGTATAATCACTCTCGATGATTTTTTCTAATAATTTATATCTATCACCACATCCTTCCATGTCCAACGTTAGATAATCAATTACTTTGTCATCGTAATAATCTTTAAGTAGTTCGTTGTAGTTTTGATTAAGACAATCGGCTTGAATAAACTTACATTTTCTTTCTTTCCATTGCTCGTTAAAATTTTGGATATCTAAAGATATACCATCCCATCCATTAAGTTCTAAAAGATAGGTGTTATTAATTTTCTTTGGTAAAGAACATCCAAGGTCTAAAAATTTACCTGATTTTCCTTCGTTTAGATAATAGACAAATAAGTCTTGTCCACACTGTGAGTATGATTTCATAGTTTTTTTTTATTAAAATAGTTTATTATCGTTTTAAATAAATAATGTTTAGTCTATCGATAATATTAAACAATCCCATTTATATTTGAGTTATAATTTTTTTAATTCCCTCTTTTAATGAAATAGTTGGTTTCCAGTAATTTAGAATGTATGGGTCCGGTTCATTTCTTTTGTTTAATTGAACAGTATCTATTTCTTTTGATGGGGTTATCTTACAAGGAATTTCTTCATTTATAATGTTTGCAACATCTAAGATGGTATTCCACTCAAAATTTGTAATATGTAATTCCTTATCTCTATCAATCTCATTGTACTTTTGAGATAGAATCATTAACGCATTTGAACAATCTTCGGCGTGAAGGAATTGTCTTTCTTCTGTTCCGTCGGTCATCATTGTGATATGACCATAATCTTTAGCTTTAATAATAAAGTCAGTAATTACGTGAGACTTTTCTAAATTATGTTCAGGTCCATAGACGTTCCAAAACTTAACTATAATACCACCTAAAGCTCTTGTATATGATTCTCCTAATGCCTTAGCAACTCCATAAGGAGAATAAGACATATTAGACATTTGAGATGATGCGAATATGAATGGTTTTCTGTATGACTTTAATGCTTGGAATGTGTGTACCATAAGTCTTGCATTGTTATCAATAAAATCATAAGTGTGTTGATACTTTTTCAAATATCTTGAACCTCCTACATCAAACGCTAAAAACATTACAAAGTCTGACTCACTTACACGAGAGTCGACCATTCCTTTAATTCTTAAATCTTGCATTTGGTCATCTTCAATATCAAAGGTTAAAACTTCGTGACCTTCTTTTTTTAAGAATTCACAAAGCTCTAAACCTATTTGTCCCGATGAACCTAAAATCAAATATTTCATATTTTATCTTTTAACGTAAACACCACCGATATATCCTCCGTGAGTTATTTTATATTCGTAACCGTATTTATTTATCCATTCGATAAAAGCTAATCTTTCGTGTTCATCATATTCAGATTCTGTTCCATGCCAATCGTCAAATCTAATGAATAATTCATTCCATTCACATTTTGAAACAAATTCAAGAGATGATACTGATGGTTCATAAATGTCAACATCAAGATTAACTGCCGCTATTTTTCCTATATTGTAATCTTTTGGTTCAGTTAATTTATGAACATCACTAATAATCATTGTTATATTACTATATGGGGATAATTTCGCCAACGCCTCCTCTTTTGTTTTTGGTACTCTTGAATTATTAATAAATTCAGGGTGAGATAAATTAAACATACCTTCTGACCAATCACTTCCTTTTGGTAAATTTTTTGAGGTCCTTTCTAAACCTTCAAAATGGTCAATGGTGTATATTTTACGGTCTTCAAAATCTTTTGATAGATGTATTGCTGATTCACAACTAAATGTTCCAAATTCAACAATATCACCGGTTAAATTGTAAAAATTAACCATTGTTTTTACGTCATGTATTTCACATCTTTTAGTGTTAGGACTTGTATTAATACTCATAATTTTTATTTTAAATTTTTATTTTAAATATTTTTCAAAAAAATAATCTTCCGCAATTGGAAGTTTTTGAGCCAATTTGAAATTTCTTTCAATCGATGGCATCATTGATTGATATTTTTCAACAGATAATGTTGATAATGTTGGGTCATCTTCTAAAAAAATCACTCCTGTTGGGTCAAAGTATTTTGATACAATTTCTCTTGAACCCCAATACACCGGAACGGTTCCTGTAACAAAATTATCGGTTAATTTTTCTGTAAAATATCCTGGTGAATTGTCGTTTTCAATTGAAACTGAAAACATGTAATCTTTTAATCCGTCTTCTTTATCTTTTAATTGATTTGGTCTACCTGAACCAAATAAGTCTACTTTATCTTTTAACTTTTCAACCCATTTTAACCTGTTCTGATGACCACGTAACCATCCTTTGTTTGATGCAATCATACTAACTAATTTAGTTTTTGGATAAATCATTCTGTTTTGTTCCCATATCCAAGGTACCACATTTGAGATAGTATATTTAAACGGTTCTCCAATCTCTAAAAGACTATCAACACAAGTAAAAATCATTTTGTAATGACTTCGTACTAGTTCTAAATTGTCTTTAATATACCTGATAACTTCTTCATTTACTTGCGGAGATTCTAATAACCATCCTATTTTTTCTTTGGATGGGTCTTTCATTCCCCAATCTTTAATGAAATTGTCAACGTAAACTGTCATATCACAAGATAAAGGACTTTCTTTTGGTACCCATTCAATATACTTCGGAAGGTTTCTTGCTGAAGAACAATCATGTTCTCCCCAATAATGAGAAATCTTTTTAATTTTAATTTTTTCGGACATATTAATTTTTTGGTTTTAGTTCTCCGTCAGAATAGATTACATCCATTTTAGTCCAATCAGATTCATACATATCGTAGTAATTTTGAGGACCGCTTGGGCCAAACCAAATCGAGGGTGCTATTACTTTTTTATTTATGTTTTTATTAAGAAACGCGCTCCACCAAGAAAATGTTGAGTTTGGAATTATGTTGTTTTTACAAAGAGACATCATCCACATATCCACATAATCATCTTCATTTACCAAAGTGATATTGTCACCGGCAAAGTTGTTTGATAACCATTCTTTATCGTCACCAAACAAAAATAAATGACTATATGAACCAATCATTTCTAACGCCTTATCTAAGTATTCTTTTGAAACACTTGGGTGTATGTGTGGGTTTTGTTTATAATCACCGAATCTAATGTGAATTGATACGGTATTCTCTTGATTAAGTTGTGGGTATTTTTGGGTAATTTCAGATATAAATTGTTCTGTCGGTCCAAAAGTTTCTCTAATCTTATCATTGAATCCTAATAAGTTTTTACCGCTTTGAAAGTACCCTTCAAAAACCGTATCCCCCTCAACAGGGTTTACTTCTGTAAATTCCCAAGGTCCATCGTGGACCTTTGTGAATCCGTCAATATTATCAACAAACTTTAAATTTCTAAAAACATTTTCTTTGTAATGTGAAGTATCTTTACCTTGCATTGGAGTCCAAGACTTTGGAATGAACACGGTTTCTCTGTTATGTTTCCACCCTTGAGCTAATGCATGACCAGCTTGAAACATTTGATTACCTAACCCACCCATTAAATTGCATGATATTAAATTACTCATAAATTATAAATTTGTATTTTCCCACGCTTCCCACACAAAAGGATATTCATATCTTAATTTGAATCCTAAATTTTTCAAATTCTCTTGTATGTTATTGTGTCTTGCTTCATAGTTTTCACCATATCTGTGGTATTGAACTTGAAGATACTTTACCTTATTAATAATCCCTGATTTAGTCCATTCTTCTAATAAAGGGTATTCTTCACCTTCAATATTAACTTGTAAAAGGTCAATTTTCTCAATGTTATATTTTTGTAGGTAATGTTCTAAGGTGTGACAAGTGATAGTAATTTGGTTTGAAGATGATAAGTGCGCAGAGGTTGCATCACCATCAACTGAGAACGTAAGTTCTTTTTCTTCAGTAGATATACCAAAATTTTCTGTTTTGATTTTTTCTCTGTTATTTTTCAGATAGTAATCAAACTCGTTTATCATTTTGTTATAAAATTCTGGAATTGGCTCAATTGTAAGAATATTACAATTAAATTTTTGTGATATTCTTTTCGTCCATAATCCATGATATCCACCTAGTTCAATAACTTGTGAATTTTCATTTAAAGGGTAATCGATGATTAATGTATCATCACCCCTGTCTGCGTTCCATTTTTCGTTTGGTGTCATAATTTTCCGTATTCGGGTTTATTTCTAATTTTATTTACTGTGTTAATAACATTACTCATATTAACTTTATGGTCGTTAATAGGGTTAGATTCGTTATAAATGTAATTTATGTTAGGTAAAAATCTATAATGCTCCTCACCTGACATTTCAAACATTGGAAACATAAATGCCAAATCACCAGCAACATTCCAATAATTACCATTCTCATCTTTTAAATCCTCTTCTTTAATCTTTTTCCATAACCAAGATTTCCAAGTTCTTAAGTGAGATAATGTAAATGTTTGTTTTCTAATATTTGTAAATTGTGTTGGGGGATTTGCAAAACCGGCTCTTCCGTCATGATATTTGAATGAACCACTTGTCATCCAAACATTTGGGTCTTGGTAAACCTCATTGATTCTTGTGAAAACATTTGAATCAGGTAACCAATCATCTCCGTCTACTTCTACACATATTTCTTCACCAGGAATTGCTCTCCAATTAATAATTTGGTCATAGTTTCCGGGTTGATATAATTTAATATGATTTTCAATTAGGATAAATCTTGGGTCACCCTCAATAGTTTTCTTTATAACTTCTCTTGTATTATCAGTTGATAAGTCATCTGTAATATAACATGTAAAGTCTTTAAATCTTTGCGACATAATACTCAACAAAGACCTCTCCACATAAGGAGCACAGTTGTATGTTGTGGTTAATATTATCACGAAAGTATTTTATTGTATTCTTCTTTTATTAGGTTTACAACATTTTTAGAATGATATTTTTCTAAATCCGATGGGACTTCAATTTTTTCTTTAGATTCAATACTACCTAATGAGTTAACTTTATAAATCCAACTTGGTTTTCCACATAACCAACTTTCGATTGTGGTTCTTCCTAATTGAATACCTGCGGTTTCAGAACATTGATTAATTAGTTTTTCAACGTTCCAACCAGCTTCGAAATGTTTAACATGTTCCTGACTTAAAATTGCTGATAAATAATTTTGTTTATCCTCACCCATTAACCATAACTCTTTATTGTTTTCTTTTGTATAATCAATTAAATCCATTATGGTTTCTCTTCTTAAGTAATCAATAGTACCAACAAACAAAACGGCATCTTTAACTTCAGATTGAGTCGATTTAAATTTTTCATTATCTACAGGGTTATAGATAATTTCAACTTGCTCTTCAGGTACTTCAAATTTATTTACAATATAGTCCTTAATTTCAGGTCTGATTGCAATATATTTTTTAATTGAATCGTGTTTGATTGGGTTTTCCAATTCAATCACTTCAGAGTGGATAGAATATATTTTATCTATCTCAGGATAGAATTCAATCATTCTTTCTGCAACAGGTTTATGTTGCATATGGATAATATCAAAATCAACTTCAGATACTCTGTATAGAACATTCTCAGTCGACGCTTTAAACCCTTCAGGTGTGTTAAATCCCCACTTGCCATCACCAAGTTTAAATCCTGGTGAGTCCTCAAATGAAACACATTTAATACCTAATTTCTTAGCCATGTTCGTTAACGGTCCACCTATTTGTGATAGAACAGTTACACTATGACCAAGAGCCTTTAACCCTTTGGCTAACTCATAAACGTATAATTCTGAACCTGTCAAAGTTTTAAAAAATAAACAAGATATTAATATCTTTAATTTTTTGTTTGTGTCAAAAGGAACTTTTGCTGGCAAAGATTCAGAATATTTGCTGGCAAATAATTGTTTGTTATCTTCCCATTGTTGGTTTGTTTGACCAATCGATTTGTGTGTAATTCTAATATTAGTGATAACACCAATTTTCACACCTTTAAGAAAATTCTCAAAACAAAACGCAACATCATAAAAGTGGAATCCTTGAAACTCTTCAATAAAGTTTGACTTTAATCTTTCTTTACTAACAGCAAAGAATAATCCATCAACCATTATTGTTTGTTTAATGTTATTGTTCAAGTCATCGGCATATTTTGAAACCCATTTTTTACCTTCGTGTTCGTGGTTTACAATACCAACCATCTTTCTTCTATCTTCCCACCATTGACCACTCGATGGCATGTTGGTTGTACCCGCCATACCGATAATACCAAAATCACTTTTATCAAAGTGTTTCATCAGTTTATGGTACCAACCTGTCGTATCGAAGTAAATGTCGTCATGACAAAATACAACTATGTCAGTTTCTGACTCAGATAGAATTTCGTTATAAACTTGAGATAAAGATTTTTCTCCGTTATTAACTTTTTCTATTACATTAATTTTTTTGAATCCCGAACTTTTCTTCAAGTATTCTGTAAACTCAGGGTTTGGGGTTCTTGTTGAATATCCTACTGTTATCATTATTTAAAAGATTTTTCTTGTTAAATTCCCGTGCTGCCAAATCCGTTATCTCCACGTTCTTTCTTTTCTATTTGTTCAACCATCTCTAAGTTGACATAATATCCGCAAACAACAGGTGCTAAAACGGCTTGTCCTATTTTCATTCCTTTAGTTATGGTTACTTCGTGGTTATTTGTATTGAAGACAATTACTTTAACTTCTCCATCATAACCAGCATCAACAGTCCCTGGTGTATTTAAAACAGTCAAACCTTGTTTGAGGGCTAATCCACTCTTAGGTCTTACCTGAATTTCATATTCAGGAGGAATACCAAATGCCAATCCTGTTGGGACTAAAGCTCTACCAAAAGGAGGTAACGTTACTTCCTCAACAGAATGCAAATCAAAACCTGAGTCTGATTCATAGTTATATGATGGTTCGTAAGCATCCCCTCTAAGTTTTTTAACTTGAAGAGTTCTTGTTTTTAATTGTCTATTGATGTCTACATCAAATTCTTCCATACTAAATCCAAGTAGGTCTTCTAATTCTTTCTTTGAATCCTCATCAGGTTCAATTCCCGCATCTTTTTTAATTTGTTCAAATTGCTTAAGAATTTCTTGCATTGCGTTTGCGTCAAAAACGTTCTCCATTATTTTAATTGTTTTAATTTTTTTATTAAGTCTATCAAAACCACAACATCTTTCTCACAGTATTTTACAATACCTTCAATATTCTTATCTACCCAATACGCTTCGTGAACTCTGTTACCTGTGACTTCTGTATTTTTAGATGATTCAACACCCATACAAACACACATTAATTCAAGAGATGCAAATTGACCATACCCACCATATTGCCATATGTCTTTGGTATCAATTGCTTTAATCTCCCAAGGTTTGGTGTCGTAACTCGGTAATAACTTTGGTGGTTCCAATCCGTACATCATCATACGTTTAGCTAATGTTGGAATATCAAATCCTTTAACATTATGTCCACATAAGAAAAATCCTAAATCACCTGTTCGGTTTAATAGTTTTTGAACGTCTTGGAGTAATTTACCTTCATCTTCACTATGGAAAGATTGTAGTTTAACTGTTCCGTCATCCATAACAAACGCAACACTAACACAAACTATCTTTAAGAATTCAGGGACTAATGCCGCTCTATTAACAAATAATTGTTCAATTGGGGTATCTGATTCCTCAGGAAATCTTTTTCGAAGATTGTCTTGAATATGTTCAAACTGAAATGAAAGTTCTTTTTTGTTTTTCTTAAAATTTTCCCAATTGGATTCACATCCAACTGTTTCAATATCTAAGAATAAAAACTTTGTTAATGGTACATTTATCATACGATTGATTTATAAAATTCTGCTCTTGCTTTTGTTACTACATTTAAATCATATGTGTCTTTAACAGTCTCATATAATCTTTCACCCATATCTTTTGCCATGTTTGGATTCTTAACTAATTTTTCAATGAATTTTGCCCAATCAGAATGATTTCTATTTTCATCAACCAATAATGCGTTTCCATCAACAAAATTACCGTTGTCCAAACAATGTTTTAAATCAATTGTGTAAGGACCTAAATTAGAAGCAATAATTGCTTTTTTATAGAATCCCGACTCAATAACTTTTAATTGAGATTTCATCCTATTAAAGATGTGATTTTTAATTGGTGCCAAAGATACATCAAATTTTGAATAATTCTTCGCATAAGATTGAACAGGTTTTGTCCATACTCTTAAGTATGGTTCGTTCATTTCATTTGGATATCCCTCAGGTGTGAACGTATTCAAATATTTTTTATAGTCTTCAGATACAGTTGTGTAGTTTTGTGTAAATATTTTTTCGTATTGTGCCCAAACAGTTTCGTGAGGAAGAATATCTCTTTTCTTATGTTCTCCTGTTTGTTGATTGATTTCAGTTACAGAACCTCTAGTATCAAAACCACATAAAACAAATTGTAATTTATCTTTGTATTGAGTTAATTTACTGAATGATTGGTCTAATAGTTGTAAATCGTGTAAGTGAGAAGAACCACCTAACCAACCAATTCTTAATCTATCAGATTCTGGTGTTGGTTCTTTAAACTGAGCTTCGTTTGGATTAATTGCGTTAGGAAAAATAATAACGTTCTTATTTAACTTCTTAATTTCATCGGCAAATATTGTCGTAGTCGTTGTTACGTATTTTGCAACCTTAAGGTTGGCAGTAATTTTATCATTAATTTTATTAAATCTAATAACATCATGAATTGGATGTTCTTTAGTTGGCATCCAATAGTCATCGATATCGTCAATAGTAACGATACCCATATCATTAAGTTTTTGGATTAATGCGTGAGATGCTTCAAAATCAGGATTAAGACTTCTATGGAAGGCAACAATTTGATATTCCTTCCAAAAGTTCATATCCGTCACAGGAACATCATAAATGATATCTACATGAAAATCATCAGGGTATAAATTTTGTAAAAAGATGTGGGGGTCTACAGACCTAAATTTGCCCACACCTGTTCTATCGGATGGGATTACTAGTACTTTAATTTTTGACATTAGTTTTATATTATATTGAGAAAATATAATACTTTATATCAAATAAGAAAAGTAGTTAAGAAGTTTTTTTGATTTTGTTTACTTTACCTTCGAAAATGTGTTTCCCTACTTTAAATGTGAATTGTTCATTAGACCTTTCAGTGCTTTCAACCATTAGTCCGTTTTCTGCAAGAGCATCATTAACAGCTTCAGTTATCATCTTCTTAATTAATTTGTAATCAATTTGTGATGATGTATTATTAGGTTGAGATTGTTGTTGTACTTGTTTTGGTTTTGCAGATTCTGGAACATATCCAGAACCGTTTTCTTTCATCAATCTTGTTGCTTTTTCGATTAACTCATTGGATAGTGTTGCGGTTTGTTGTTGTTGTGCTTGAGCTATTGGGTGCTCCATCATCAATTTCTTAATTTCATCAGGAAGTTTTGAGTTTTTGATTGCATCAACCGTAGGAACTCCGACTGGCTTCGTATTTTCTTTTGGTAATGAAGAAAGATAAGGTTGATTTACAGGTTGTGATTCTTGTAAAAATTCTTGTGGGATATTATATTTTGCCTGTGGCATATCAAATTCCTGTAACGATGTTGGAGGTAATCCATCATTCATACTATTTTTAGTTTTTGCAAACTTTGGGTTGTCCATAATGGCCTTAGATGCCACTAATCTACTCATTAAATCATTTTCGTTCATAATATATTAAGTTTGTGGAGTTGGGGTAGGTGTTGGTGTTTCTTGTGTTGGTTGTGTTTCTTGGGGTTGTTGGTTATCAAACTTGGCAACTAAGTCAACACTTACCATACTTTTATCTCCATTAAAATTATAACCTGGTTTTGGTTCATTGTAAATCTCACCAGTGGGTTTAAAAGAAAGGATTTTATCCAATCTAAATAATCTCCAACTTGGTAGAGGTTGTTCACCTTTGTATGCGGTGTGAGAAGAACCCTCTCTGTCCCATCCTCTAACCACATAGTTTCCCGCTTTACTCTTACCTAAGGCTACAGGCTCAACTTCACGGATACCTCTACCACCTGGCTCATCACCATCGTAGTACATTGATACCACCTGTCTTGATTCAATTGACTTTCTAACAGAGTCGATAGAAGCAATCTCACAAATTAAACCTTTAAGTGATTCTTGTAGCTTCATTAGAAATTAGGGTAAGGTTTTGATGAATTAAATTTGTTTATTTTAATTTCATTTTTTCTTTCAACCACGTCTGTGATTGTACCAGCATTTACATTGTAAACATCTAAGAAAGTACCTGTACCTCTACCCATAGAATCTCCATCAGCAACCGCGTCACGGTTTACAGATGAATAAGGATTACCTACTTCGTTGTAATCGTTTCTTGGTATAAGTTTAGCTCTTTCCATGTCAGCAATAGCTGTCAATGCGTTTGGTTCGTTTTGTGTTAAATCAACTGCGATTTCTAGTCCCATGTTTTTATAATTTAGAAATTAGTTCGTTTATTCTTTTTAACGACTCAGTAACTGCACTATCATACTTTTGTAATGTAGATGCATGTTTCTGAGAAGGTCTCACATTTGTGAAATCTTTTTTCTCGTGTGGCTTTAAGTACTGATTCTGCATGCCAGTTTCAGCTTTGTTTCTTTTGGTTAAATCCAACCCTTGTCTCATTTTTCTTAAGACATCGTTAACCCAGTTTTTCATTATAACACCACCGTTCAATACAAAAGATGGTTCATTATGATTACCCTTAAAATTATCAAAAAAGTTTTTAATCCTCTTAAGTTGTTTGTAATCGATATAATTTTTAGTTTGAAGTTCTTGATTTCTTTTGAATCCCTCAACATTTTCATTAGCACCTTTGACCATATGAAAAGATTTTTTCATATGTTCCTGTTTGTCTTTTGGAAACTCTATCTCTCCTTTGGGATTATTGTATAAATCTTTATTCACTTCCTAACAATTTAATTATGTCTTTTTTTGATAACCCTTCTTTCTCTGCTTGTTTTAATACAGACTTAATATTTCTTTTAATCATTGAAGACGCTTCAACACTTCCGTCTTTTTTACCAACTTCAGAATTGTCTGTTTTCTTTTTACCCATCAAAATATCTTCGACCACTTTAATCATTTTCTGTTTTTGAATTTCAGAAATTGTCATCTTAGCAATAAAGTTCTTGTCGTTCTTGTATTTTGATTTTTCATCTTTTTTTCCTGATGGGTCTTTTCCTTGTTGTTTGGTTCTGTCCACAGCTTCTTCTGGTGACATATCTAACTTATCAACGAAATAGTCAAATGTTTCTTTACCATCCAAGTCTTTTGTCTCTTCATAACCAAATGCACCTGACATATCTTCTTCGGTGAATTCCTCAACTGACTCACCATAGTAAGTTCTGTAACCACGAGAAATTGGGTCATTAGTAATTCTTGCCGCAGCAACTGTTTGGTCCATTGTTTTCTTTGGGTGAAGTCTTGGGTCTAAGATAGGAATAGAAGAGTTTGACAACGCTCCATCCAAATTTACCAACTCCTCTATTTCCCCTTTGAGGTCTTTTGTGGATTTTTTCTTTTTACTTTTCAAAACTTTTTCCAAATATTTTTTTACCGCCTCAAGTTTTGATTTTGGGACTTTAATAATAATATCTTTATCTCTGGCTTCTGTTATAGTTTCCTCTGCAGATAGGTATAAAGAATATGAGTCTTTACCTTCTTTAAGGAAAAAATAATACGGTGATGAATAAAATTCTTGGTTTACAGTTAACATCTGTTCTTTTTAATCTATAAATACTAGGTGATAAGGTATTTATCAATAGTTTATGGCATACCAAAATATTAATCAATATAATTTTAGGAGATGGGGTCTACTACCCGTGAACGAAATCACGGACATTTGTCTGGCGTCAGATGAAAAAGATTATGACCAAGAAGTGATTTTTTCACCTTTATTAATTGGTGAGAATGATGGTAATAGAATGCCGTTTAAGTTTGATATCAACAATACCGCAACAACACTATGTCAATCCGCGTCTTGTTCCTTTGATTATCAAACAATTGTTTCTGAAAATTATTGGAATCCAACTGACATCGACCCTAACTTTTGTCCCGTTGTGACTGAACTATGTGACATAGGATTAACAGGTATTGATAATGGACTTGTTAAAAAAATGTCAGGGGAGACAATTGAGTTAACAACTGGATTATACACAAACCCAAACGACATTTATAGTAGATACAAGTACGATAGAAGGATGAAAATGCATCCTATTACAGGTTTCACAACATCAGAAAACAGATTATGGAATGATAACTCTTATACTTACGATTTATCATATTCAACTGACGGGGACTCTGTTGGATACTATGCATCATTACAAGGAGGATTCTACCAAGGGTTTTATAAAATGCCGGAATACGATTATCAGGTTTTTCCTGAGAGAGTTAATTTAGGATGGACTGCGGAATTTATGTTAAGATACAGATGGACTGGAGATACTTCAGGAGGTCTTAACAACCGTTATCCAAACAATAAAGGAACTTTCTTCTATATGGGAGCAAGAGCTGAGAACAAATTTTACCATTACGCTGACGGTAGTCCGAAACAAGATACAGGATATACAAGAGTTACTTCAGGTTTAACCTGTATGCACACTTGTGAGTGTGAACAAACAGGAGTTACCGCATCACACGGATGTTTAGAAGTTTATCAACCATCAGGAGTTACATCAACAACTTGTATGTGTGGATGTCCTTGTAGTTGTTCAACAAAGGCTGAATATCCAGAAAAAGACCCATTATACGATGGGGTTTCAAATGCCTTGTCATTAAGATTGAGTGGAGATACCGGTAGTCCAAGACTTTGTATTAAAACATATACAATAACAGGACACTGTGAGGCAACAGGAACTTGTCTTACAGGTCAAACATATGTTACAGGAACATCCGTAAATGAATGGTGTTCTACAAGAGGAATTTTTGATAATTGTTCAGGAACAACATATGCAAATATTGAACATTGGGTTCAAATTGATGCTGTCTTTAGGAGGAGGGAATACTTTGATGAATGTGACTTATTGAACTTGGGTGGATTGGGTTTAATTGTCTCAGAACAATACACCGCTACAACCGCAAATAATAGTTTAAGTTTAGTAACTCCACCATTAACACATGAAAAAGATTACGACCCAGCTGTGACTGAAGTTGTTAGTTTCGATAACAATTGGTTCGTTGAAGAGACATTCAGAGTTGGGACATTAAAAATTTATGTGAATGGTAAATTATTCATCATTGCCGAAAACTTTGAAGAAATTATTCCAAGGTTGTTAAATGTTGAAAAAGAAAAACAACAAGGTGTTGGGTATAATATATCTTTAGGTGGAGGAACTCAAGGACTTCACGATAACTTAACTTTCTCAGGAGGGTGTCCTGCCACGGTTGATGATATAGTTTATCAACAAGACCCTGAATGTTTAACCACTAATGACTTAGACAATACAATATATTCGGGTTTGACAACTCAAATACATTTAGAAGAAATTTTTGGTGGTAGTATGATTGGGGATATTAGTGCGTTTAGAATGTACACTGAGCCTTTAGATGCTGGTCAAATTGCACACAATTATAGAGTGTTAAAAAATAGATATTCTCTATTAAATCCGAATTGTCCTGATTGTGTTATTCCGATACCAACCAATGATTTATCTCCTATTGAATTACCTTGTGATGATTTAGCATATGAACTATATGCGTGTCCAACACCAACAACCACCTCAACAAATACACCTACTCCCACAATAACTCCCACAATAACCCCAAGTTAAACTTGATATAAATGTATACAACCGACTGCAATTATTTTAAGATAACAAATTATAACAACGTCCAACAAGGATATTATGTTTGGACGGGTTGTACTAATATTGTTAGTGTTACCCCTATTGACCCATTACAATCTCATTATGTTTGTGCAAAGGATTTATATGCCCAAGATTGTGGTGCTCCTTTAACGATTGCATTTGCCGGATTATGTCCTTCAACAACACCAACACCTACTCAAACGCCAACCATAACTCCAACATCTATAACCCGTACTCCAACACCAACTCCACACGTTACACCAACAGTTACACCAACAATGATATTCATGTTTAATTTATGGACAGCAGGTTATTTTGAAGATGCTTGTGACGATGCGGGATATGGTCCATCAAACGTAACAATTTATTGTCAAAAAGCTTTCCCTGATTTAGTTATTGGTGATAATGTTTATGGTAATGCATCACTTACAATACCGCCAATTAACACAAATGCAATTATTTCAGACGGAGCCACATTTATACAGTTGAGTGGTACTTTAATTATTGGTACAGGATTGTGTGGTTAAAATAAAATAATTAAGTATTTATAATCATGTCTGATTGTGGTATTTCAATTTTTAGTAATAACTTAAGTGGTTTAACAGCCAACGTTACCTTTTATCCTTGTTCTGGTGGAACAATTGATTTAGGTCAACAAACTTTTCCATTTTCATATGAGACGGATTATTGGTATGGAACATACGATTGTTATGTTCCCACCTACGCATTTAACTATGTATTAGATGTACCTTGTCCAACACCTACTCCAACACAAACTCCAACTCAAACATCCACACCAACCCCAACTCTTACACCAACAGTAACTCAAACATCTACGACAACAGTAACACCAACACCAAGTGTTACCGCAACTCAAACACCAACTAACTCTCAAACACCAACAGTTACTCCATCAGTAAGCCCAACAAAAACAACAACACCAACACCTACAAGGACTTCATCAACTCCAACGCCAACACCAACAACAGTACCATATATTCCAGGTAATTTTACTTTTGATGCCGATTATATCGTATTGACATATGCATTTAATGACGGAACAGATTTGGATACAAGAACAAGAGTTACGGTTCCTGATATTGGACAAAATACTCTTCCTGACTACATCGGATGGTGTTGTTCTTCAGAATGGCCAACATCGGGTAATCCAATATTAACTTGGGGCGGTGACAATACTGGAACAGGTTTTGAATCGGTATTAATCGATTTGATTCAATTTAAGTTAGATTATCCTGGTCAAAATATTATAACGATTAACGCAAACGCTGGTTGGTATGGTGATGTTGGTACCAATCCTGTTTTCATTCAAGCAAAACTCTATAAAGGAGGTACAATGGTCGCGGTTCCTGAAGATTATACATTTATCAATGAAGGGTATACTGCCGCTTACGGAGCAATTTCAACAGGACAAGTTGTTACCTTAGATTTAGAAACTAACTGTATTGACGGAGAAAACGTCAGAAGTTTGGAATATAATTTAACAAATTATAACGGAAGATTTATTTAACCATAATTTAAAAACATTTTTCTCGTTCTACTATGAAATAGAATAAGTTGTGGTATTTATTGAAATAAATAACATAAAGATGGCATGTAGCAAATATACACTAACAAATACGGGTTCAACAATTACGAACTTCAATTACCAAAGATGCGATGACGCAATGTGGGAATACCAAGTTGAATTATTGCCAGGACAATCAAAAAACATTTGGTTATTAAATGGTACGTATTCAACAGCATTTTCAACAAGTATTGTTGAAGTTGATTTGGGTGTATTTCCTCCGTTAATGATAACTCCAACTCCAACACCAACAGTGAGTATTACACCAAGTAATTCTCCAACACCAAGTGTGACTCCATCTAATACAGGAACGGTAACGCCAACTCCAACAAGAACACCAGTCTAACTTCAACTCATTCTTATTTTTTTTATTTTTTTTTAAACATGTTGGTATTTATTAGTTATAATAGATATTAATATGGCATGTAGTAAATATACACTAACAAACACAGGTTCGACAATTGCGAACTTTAACTATCAAAGATGTGACGACGCAATGTGGCAATACCAAGTTGAGTTGACTCCAAACCAAACAAAAAACATTTGGTTATTAAATGGCACATATTCAACAGCATTTTCAACAAGTATTGTTGAAGTTGATTTGGGTGTATTTCCACCACTAAGTATTACTCCAACTCCAACACCAACAGTGAGTATTACACCAAGTAATTCTCCAACACCAAGTGTAACTCCATCTAATACAGGAACGGTAACCCCAACCCCAACAGATACACCATCATCAACTACAACTCCAACACCAACTTTAACACAAACACCAACTACAACTCAAACAGGAACACCAAATACTACTCCAACTCAAACAGGAACACCAAATACTACTCCAACACCAAGTGTTACCACAACTAACACTCAAACACCAACTCCAACTCAAACAGTAACACCAACAAACATAGTTAGAACTACACAATCTATTGGTTGTCATGATGAGAATACAGCTGAAGGGGCTTGTAATTGTGACCAAGGCGCAACTGTATTTACTAATGGTCTTTATTTTTCAGCATCAACATTGGCATGGTC